CGTATGTAAATAAAAACAGAACGTCAATACTGTTTAGTTGTAAGGAGATAGCAGAAACGTGAAATGGTTAATACTATTTTTGATGACAGTTCTGATTGTAGAGGGAGCAAGAGCTGAAACAGCTACAACAGGTAACCTATTACCAAACGCAGGCACAGGTCAAACCAGTGTACAACATGATAACAGCACAGTAGATGGTATCACCAGCGCTACTGGTTTTACTCTAGATGGTGTTACTGACTTTACACAATACAATGAATTAGAGGCACAAGGAACTGGCACAGTATCTGCAACAGGTACATTGTTAAACATATCTGCAGGCAATCATACAACTACAGCTGACAGTCTAGATGGTGGAGTAACTTTGACATCAAGAACAGAAGTACAAAACTGTGAATGGATTGGATCTTCTTATCAATGTGGTACTGCAACATCAGGTCAAGATAGTTATTCTACAACTGTAAATATTTTAGATGAAGATGAAAACGTGTTAGCTACAGTTACACAAAACAGAAACACAGATGCAGGATATTACAACAATACACATACATATACAGACACCATCACACATACAGGTGAGGGTGCAAGAAAGTGGGAATGGGAGTGGACTGGCATAGATGGATACAAACCAGATTCACAAGATCCTGTTGGACCAAACTTACTGGGTGCAGAACTAACAGCAACATTGTTGGACATATTTTATTCACCAATACCACCTGCAATTAAAAATGAAATAGATGATGTCTTTGAAGATATAGGTGAAGAGTTTGAAGAGATACAACAAATTGTAGAGGAATTCTTTTTTGAAGAAGAGAAGATAGAGATGAAAGAGGAGTTCAAAGAACCACCAATGATTGTTATGCAAGAAGAAGAAAAATTTGAAGAAGAGCCTATCTTTGAAGAGTTTGTTATGGTAAAAGAAGAGAAAGAAGAAAAACCACCTGTCATGCAGATGGTACAAATGATGAAGGAAGAAGAGAACGAAGAGGAGGAAGAAGTATTTGAGATGATAGAAACTTTTACTGAGGAAGAAGAGAAACCAAAAGAAGAGAAAACTACATCTGAATTATTACAAGAAGGATTTAAAGAAGAACAAGAAGATGACGAAGAAGAACCCAATAGCGAAACTACTGAGACTGCCGATGCTACGGAAGAGGATAGTCAAGAACAAAAAGAAGTACAACAGAAAGAAACAAAAACAGTTGGACTTACAGACGTCTTAGATAAGATTGACGAACAGGTCAAAGACATAGATAAAAACTTACAACTAAAAAACCTAGTAAAGCTAAAAGTAATGTCATCAGGTAATCTTCTGGAAGCATATAATATACCTTTTTACGAACCGCGTATTATATACGAAGAACAAGTACAAATACAGGACAATCGTATTATTTATGATGTAGATCTTGTACAATACAAACAGAACGATCCAATAAATCAAAAGAAACAAAGACTTAATAGCATTTTACAAGAACGTCAAAAATTGATACAAGAGTTACAGGTATTACAAAATGGATAAAATTAAAAATCAATTAGCAGGAGTCGCAGCGTTGCTGGGTGTTATCGCAGCAATCGGTGGTGGCTTTGTAAAGTATGGTGAGATTGTAACAAAGTTAGATGCACTTGAAGGAGCATCTGGTGGTAAAGACTGGTCGGCAGAGATAGCTGTACTAGAAGAAAAAGTTAACGCATTAGAGAATCAAGACCTATCACACAGTCATGAAGTTGGTGAACATTCACATGGAGAACATGGTCACACAAAAATTTTAGTAAACGAAAAACAAATACAATTATTACAGAATCAAATAAACGAACTGAAAGCAAAAAGCGATAACCCATTAGCAGGATGAAAATCTCAGCAGAAGTTGTCAAAGGACAATGCCCAACTTGCACAGAGCATACAATACTTGTTTCAATAGATAAAGGTATCTACAGATGTATGAACTGCGGTACTGATTTGGAACAACATATCAATGGTAAAATAAGTTACATACCAACTTTAACTACAACACCAAAGACCCAAGGTAAATTTTATTTACATGATTGGGACGATGAAAAATAATGGCTAAACAAAAGTTTACGCACTTTGTACCAAGACCAAAACCTAGAAAACGTCCTCGACGTCACACAAAAAATTTAAACAAACACAAAAAAAGAGATCACAAACCTTACAACCGTCAAGGGAGAAAACAATAGTTGACAACTATTTGTATATGACTATCCTATAGTCATGAAAGAAAAAATAATAACACTAAAAGTAAACGGTGCCAATCAAGGACAATGGTCAAACCTTTTACTTGAATTAAATCTAATGACAAAAGCATGGAAATCTTATGGTGTAGATATGTCCTTAAAAGCACCAGGATTGAAAAGCACAATACTATGGGGGACAAGAATCAGTGAATACAACAGACCATCTAGACGACCTGGCAAGAAAGTACAACCGAACAAAAGACCCTCATATTAAAAATGAGTGGTTTAAGAAACTGAAAGAGTGGGCCAATGCATCTAATAATATTAGACGACGGAATGTTTCAACTGGTCGAAGTAACGAAACAGATGATGGAACATATCGCGTTATTCGGTAAGATAGATTGCTTTGATCTATGTGACATCCTACGTATATCATTGACCACGTATCACGAATCATGGAACACGCACCTCATGAATGATGGCAGCGGTGAATTCTATGGTTGTATGTGTAAATAAACCTACCCTTTGAAGAGGGAATAATGAAAGGGTAGGTAATGGTGAGAAGATTGAAGTCCACGAATATCAAAGATAAATATTTTTGTCAAACGATATATTTATCCTTGACAATCCATTAATCTCACCTATATAATCCTCAGAAATATGAAAGGAAACACATGACTGACATGACTAAATACAAAAACGTTTCTTTAACAAAAGATACGTATGCCACTCTTGAGAAGCTCTCGAAAGTGATATTGCCAGATGCAAAGTTATCTGTAGCAAAAACAATTGAAGCAATAGCAAATGAGAAAGCGAAGAGACTAAATGGCAAACTCAAAAAAAGTTAAACGGGTCCATATCTGCCCGACCTGTAAAGGTAATGGATATGTTAAGATACAAAACATTTATGATGTGGAATTACAGATACACCAATGCTGGGACTGTGATTCAGAAGGTCAATTTGTAGAGTATGTAGAGAAGGAAGAGAGGGTATTGAATTGAACAAATTTATGATGTTGAAAAGGACGAGCCTCAAGTTCACAAAATGCTACGCGCTAAATACCTCTGAGGGTTCCAATAGGGCGATCCCCTGGATTCGAGCCTTTGCCCTTGTGCAAGTACGTGCACGGAAAGCACGAGGGTTGTATGATTGCTGAAACTGATATTGCATATATTGCAGGACTCTTTGATGGTGAAGGATCAATACATTTCAAACGAGCACCAGAAAAGAAAAAGAAACACAAAGGTGATGGTTATAGAATATCAAACTCCATGCGTATTAGTATGGAGATCACCATGACTGACCAAAGTGTTTTGATCTGGTTACATGAAGTGTTGGGTGTAGGAACTCTACGACCAAAAACTGTCAAAGGACTTAGAAAAGATGGTACGAAGTATCTAAAACAATGGAAGTGGAGATGTACTTTCAGAGATGCGTATCAAGTATGTTTATTGATTTGGCCTTTTGCACATGTTAAACTACCGAAGATACAACAAATTATAGAACACTATAGTTTGGAGAAATTAAAAAAGGACAACGTAGTAAATCTGGAGGAGTATAAGAATGCTAGACAAATACATATATAAATTTTTAGACTTTGTCATGGAGTGGTCGGGTAAGATCAATTCTTGGGCATGGGTTAAACACTTGAAATATATAGAGAAAAGAAGGTTTGAAAGAAATTTCAAAGGTCGTCATGATGACCTTGAATAGAGAGGAGGTAAACAATATGGATGTTTACACGTTTAAACCAATAACTTCTGATCATGCTGAGTTTTATACTAAGATCAGATTTGATTTGGTTAAAGAAACACCGAAAGCTATTAGAATTAGGATTAAAAAAGATTTAACAGTCTGGATGCCTAAATCTATAACTAGAGGTGTAAAGACAGAAGAGACAGGTTATAGTGCCTGGTTTTGGAATGTTGCTTTAAGTAAAAACATACAAGACGAACGAGCTAGACAAAGAGAAAAGGAAGCTAAGATAAAGTTAAAAGCTAACTAATCTCATGACAAGGTAAAAAGGAATTATTATTGATGATTAAAAAAAGTGACCGATACGTCTATACCATGGGCACGCAACTCATGGACCAAGGAAAAAGGTTCTATGATGTTGCGGGGTATAGACTTCCATCGGTAACTACTATATTAGGCGCTACTAAAAACACAGAATTTTTAAAACAATGGAAGGCCAAAGTCGGTGAAAAAGAAGCTGAACGAATCAAGAATGTATCTAGTGCAAGGGGTACCAGTATGCACAAATTCATCGAATCATATGTTACGAATGTTGGCTATGATGATCTTACTGAACTGGGACAGGCGGCGAAACCCATGGCCGAAAAGATTATTGAAGTGGGTCTTGCACCAGTATCAGAATATTATGGTTCGGAAATTACGTTATATTATCCTGGTCTATACGCAGGTTCAACAGACTTGGTTTGTTTACACAACGATCTTGAAACTATTGTTGACTTCAAACAGGCCAATCGTCCGAAGAAGAAAGAATGGATCGAAGATTATTATCTTCAGATCGCAGCGTACGCCATGGCACACGACTACGTATACGGGAGTCGGATACG